TGGAAGGTAATATCTATCGTAGCAATGAAGCAGTTGTTGAACACAACAGTAACTTCCCAAACGATAGAAAACCTTATGGTGACCAGTTTGTGTCTACGGAAGAAGTTATTTCAGTTGCAAGACAACTTAATGAATTTGTAAACGAGAAATAACATAAATACTACTATGGAAGAATACAGAAAGAATATTACTATGTTAGAAGGGCCATTTGTAAATCATGCATTTTCAAACGGTCAAGAATCCACGAATGTTATGTCTAGAAAGATTATCACTACTTACATTCAAGACGGTTATCTATGTGAACAAACTGTTAACAGAGACTATCGTGACGGTGATTATCATGATACAGTCAAAACAAAGAGGATTATAAAACTTGACAACTAATATAAACAAATCATTACTCAGTAAGAATAATTTCAGACTACTGATTGACAAAGTTCCAAATGTGGAATTTTTCGTCAAGTCTGTAAATATCCCTGGCCTTACATTCACGGAAACAGTTCTTGCAGCGGGTATTGGTTTAGATGCATTCTTCCCAGGCGACAAAATACAATTTGAAACCTTATCTGTATCCTTCCTAGTAGACGAAGATTTACAAAACTTTAAAGAGATATTTGATTGGATGGATTCTATTGTTCCAGTATCAGACCCTAAAGACTTTGCAAACTATGTTGCATCTGCAAAGACTGAAACAGGAACACTAAGTGCAATAGATAATGATATGAATCAATATTCAGATATCACTTTAGTTACTAATACAAACAAAAACATACCAAACAAATTCTTCAGATTCCATGACGCATTCCCAATCTCATTGAGTGGGATAGAATTAGAATCAGGTGCAGACGGTGAGACCGTTGTTGCAACAGTTGAATTTAGATTTACATATTACGATATAGAATCCACTAGTTAATATCACACTTTTGTGATATAATATTATTATGAATATTGACGAATTGAAAGCTGAATGGAAATCCGATTGTGAGATAGACGATATCGAACTGGATAAATCTTCCTTAGAAATCCCTAAACTCCATGCAAAATACTCAGAGTATTTAACAGACGCTATTATCCAACAAAAGAATATACAGTTTCAATATAATACATTATTGAAAGATAAATGGTTATGGTTCAATGGTAAAATGGACGAAGCAAGAATCAAAGAACTAGGTTGGGAAGACGACCCTTTTGACGGTCTTAAAATTATGAAGAATGATATGCAAGTATTCTTCAATGCAGATACAGATTTACAGAAACTAAATGCAAACTTAGAGTATGCAAATATAAAGATTAACTTTCTCAAAGAGTGTATGACTAATATCACTTGGAGACACCAAACAATTAAGAATACAATTGATTGGAGAAAATTTATGGCGGGTTCTTAATGTTATATAAAACTTATTGTATGATAATCCCTAATTTCTTGACACCTCAAGAGGTAGATTACATACATGGATATGCACAAAACCTAGAAATTATTACAGCAAAAATTGGTCAAAATGATTTCGATGAAGACGGTGAAAGAAATAGAAGTGGAGACGATGGTGGTGCAATTGATAATAGTATCAGACAATCAACCAATCGTTGGTTAGACCATGCCGACCCTAAATTTGACTCAAACTTAAAACAAAAAATTTATGACGGTATGATGTCTGCAAACCAACAAGCTGGTTGGAATTTTGATTTAGAGTATATGGAGACATGGCAATATACCATATATGAACACCAACCCGAATTACCTACTGGAGACTTCTACACTTGGCATACAGATTCTAGTGCAGATTTATATCCAAGTGGTATGACTAGAAAGTTATCAGCTTCTATACAACTATCTCCACCCGAAGATTATGAGGGAGGACATTTTCAATGGATTGAATCAACAGATGTATTCGATACAATGAAATTTAATCAAAAGAATTTACCCTATGATAGGTTAGTTCAAACTGCACCATTTAGTGGAAAAGAATTAGGTTCACTATTAGTTTTCCCTTCATGGTTACACCACCAAGTTACACCCGTAACAAGAGGAGTAAGAAAATCCTTGGTAGTATGGAATACAGGATGGCCTCTGAAATAACCTTAAAGAAGATTGACGAAGTCTTCATGAAAGTAGAATGTGATGACGGTCTTGCTAGAGACCTCTTCGATTTCTTTTCTTTTACAGTTCCAAATGCAAAGTTTATGCCCTCAGTTAAGAATAGATACTGGGACGGTAAGGTTAGACTCTTCTCCATAAAGACTAATAAAATCTATATAGGATTACTCCCTTATGTAGACGAGTTCTGCAGAGAAAGAGGATATGATATCATAGGTATAGAAGATATCTTAGGTGTAAAAGAAAGAGAGAAGTGTAGTCAATCATGGTTGGCAGATTTAAACCTTCCCTTTGAACCTAGAGAATATCAGATAGATGCATTTAATACTGCAATTCAATATGGAAGACAACTATTACTCTCACCAACTGCAAGTGGTAAATCATTAATAATTTATTTACTTACAAGATATTATAATAAGAAAACTGTTATTATAGTTCCTACAACTTCACTTGTAGAACAAATGGCAAAGGACTTTGAAGACTATGGATACGATAAAGAGATTTGTAAGATTTATTCGGGTCAGCCTGTATTTGATTCGGACATCACAATCACTACATGGCAGTCATTTAGTAAGGCTCCTAAAAATGTCTTGGAAAGTTTCGAAGTAGTAGTAGGAGACGAAGCACATTTATTCAAAGCAAATGTGTTAAAAGGTATTCTAGAGAAAATGAGAAAGACTGCAGTTCGTATAGGAACTACAGGAACATTAGACGGGTCAGAGTGTCATAGATTACAATTAGAGGGTCTATTCGGGCCTGTAAAGAAAGTAATATCGTCATACCAACTCATGGACGAAGGAACTATTGCAAATATTGATATCCAATGTGTCATACTTCGTCATACTAAACAGAAGAAATTAACATACCAAGAAGAAATGGATTACCTTGTTTCTAGTAAAGAAAGAAATGCTTTCATTACGAATCTTGTTGCAAGTCTAAAAGGTAATACATTAGTATTGTTTCAATATGTAGAAAAACATGGTGAAGTTTTATATCCTATGTTAGAGGGTAGAGTAGAAGACTTACATTATGTTTATGGTGGAACTGATACTGAAGATAGAGAGAAAGTTAGAGGTGTTGTAGAGAAGAGTGATAACAGTGTCATATTAGCTTCATACGGAACATTCTCTACTGGTGTTAATATAAAAAGAATAGATAATATCGTATTTGCAAGTCCTAGTAAATCAAGAATCAGAAACCTACAATCGATAGGAAGAGGTTTAAGAAAGGTAGAAGGGAAGGAATCAATGCGTTTGTTTGATATAGCAGACGACCTACAATGTGATAATTATACACTTGGTCACCTTAAAGACCGTATAAATATTTACAACGAGGAGAAATTTCCTTACGAAATTTTACAATTTGATTTACATGACAACACCTAAAGACCTTATTCCACAAAGATACGAAGTTCTAAAACTTAGAACTGGTGCAGAAATAGTAGGCATGGTTAGAGACACCGACAAAGGTGTAGAGGTAACCTTACCTATGATGTGTTCATTACAAGTTGTTCCCGATAAAACTACAACCCTTGCAACTTTTTATCCATACGCTCCCTTGTCCTCAGACCCAACCGTTGTTATACCTTATGATTTGATTGCACATAGAAATAATATGAACAATCAATTTGTAGGATTGTATGACGAAGCAAGTTCAAAATGGTTTGACATGGTTGAAGGTGGTAACATACCTTTATCAAAGAGTGGAGATAAAGTTCATAGGGAATATATTCAAAGAGTGATAGACGAACTCATGGAGTCTACTGGTGGCCCAATCACTGAAAAAGAAGAAAGAATGTTGCAACGACTCGAAGAAGAAGAGTGGGATTTAGATGACGAATTTATCTTTGCACAAAAACCAGTCGACCCAAAAAAAATTCATTAGAAATATATTTCTTAGACTTTCAATTCATATATATACTATCGAATAATTTTGAGTTATATCATATTATTCAATGTGTTTATAATAGACTTTAGGAAATAAAAACCATGACAACTACAACATTGAAATGTGTTGTGAAGAGCATGGTGTCTGAAATCGAAAACTTGAGAAGATCAGAGATTGTATCAAAGCTAATCGATGGTGTAGAGTTCATCACACTACTATCTCTTCCGATACTTATACCATTTGGAATAATCTGGC